ATTGAAGTGTGGAGACACAGGAACAGAACGACTATAAAATACTCAGTGTTTAAAACGTCGTTTAAGTGCAGTCAATTAATAAGTAGAATATACAGGATATTGTTAGGCGAAGAAGATATGCCAACATCAGAGAGAAGCGTATTCTACAATAATGAAACATATACTGACAAAGTCTTTAATAAGGCTATTGATGATATGATAAAAGATACAGATAGATAATGGGATTTAAACTAGGTAAAGGTAAAACGCCAATTGCTTCTCAAGGAGAGATAAGAACTAAAATGAGGTTCGGCAAAGAATCTGGAGATGCTGATGCATCTGTACCTGGAACACCTGTTATTAGAAAAAGTCTAGACCCAGGAGTTATGGGTGAAGCTAACATGGACGGATCAATATTTATAAGTGATCAACTAATTCCTGGCAGCTTTGAAGAAAGACAAGTAATAAATCACGAAATGCGTCACGCTACAGACATGAAAGTAGGTAAGTTATCTTATACAGATGATTACATCATGTACAACGGTGATAAGTTTGAAAGAGAAACTATAGGCGGAAAAGATATGATTAGAGTCGACGGACAATGGAAAGAAGCTGGAGATACTGGCTTTCCATGGGAAGATGATGCTAACAACGGAGAAGAAACAGCTATATGATACAAAATGTTTTAGGAGGATTATTTGGTAAAGTACTAGATAATGCAGAAGGAATTTTAGACAAGGTAATAACTACAGACAAAGAGCGTGACGAAGCTAAGTTGGCTATTAAATCTGTAATGTTAGAAGCAGAGCGTGAAGCTTTTGCTAAAGAGGTTGAAGACAGAAAGTCTGCGCGTGAAATGTACAAGGACGATGCTATTATCCAAAAGGTTTTAGCAACGTTATTTACAGTAGCGTACTTTGGAATTACATTTGTAATGTTTAATTACTTTGTCACTAAAAGCTTAGAGCTAGGTGAATTTGAAATTAGCTTTATATCAACAATATTTGGCGCTATGAGTGCTAAAGTAAATACAATAATAGACTTCTTCTTCGGTGGAAGTTCAAAGAAAAACGAACAAACTAATAAATAAATAAAATGGGACAATTTTTTAACGTAACAATACCAATAGAAGTTGCAGGCAACAAGCAAGACGATGGTGCTTTTGGCGCCGGAAATTTAATAGCTGATTGGACATCTTTCAACATACCTAAAGGCGGCGCCGTATTAAGAGGCGTTACTGCAGTAATAAACGGTAAAGATGGTGCTAACCAAACAGCAGGGGATTTAACAATTCTTTTTGCTAATCCAAAATCAGATGGATCTGCTCCAGGCTCTCTAGGAACAGTACATGCAACTGCTACAGGTGTAAACTGTAGAAGAGACGTTGTGGCTGCTTTAAACATAGACGCAAAAAGCGATGTTGGTTTTCCATCTAACTTTAACACAATGACTACTGGTGGCGGTGGTGATACTGATCAAATACCTTTCATAGGGTTTGAAGGCGTACCTGGAGTTAGCGATAACGGCTTTAATACTATTTATCTCGCTTTAATGACTGGCGCTAGTAATACAGCTTTAGACTTTAGTACTAGCGTATTTCAAGCAGTAGAAGATGCAGATGAATTATTAACTATAAAAGTAGATAATGCTTCTGGAGCAACTGCTAACGCTCACAAAAAGTTTGACGTAGGAGATACGCTAACAACCGCAAGCGGCGATTACGGCACCATAGCAAGTATTAACGCTACGTTTGCTTCTGGCGGCCAAGATATTACATTTGAAGCTTACGCCGCTGACGGTTTTACAGTAGCAGAAGATGAAGAATGGTTTGTTAAACACCCAATAAAGCTTGTGCTTAGCTTTGAAATATAGCACAAAAACAATTAACTTAAATTAAATTAAATTATGGCAAAAAGAAAGACTGCAAAAGCAGAGAAAATCGTAGACCTTAAACCTAAGGCAGAAAAAATTACAGATGAGCAGCTGCAAAAAGTTCAAAATATTGTAAACGCAATAAATAGAGCTCAGCTAGAGTTAGGTATGATGGAAACTAAGAAGCACTCTTTGCTTCACCAAGTAGCTAATATTCAAGAGCAACTTACTGTAATGCAAGCAGAGCTTGAAAAAGAATATGGCTCAGGTGATATAAATATTCAAGATGGAACTATAAATAGAAGAGAAAATGTCGAAGCTGATAAGAAAGATTAGTATCGGCAAAGACTATAAGAATGACGCCATGCACTATGCCGTAGGGCAAGAAGTGTATGGTGGTCATACTATTTGCGATATTATAGAAGAAGAAAATAAGTTTTCTGTTTATATTAAAAAAGGCAATGATGTTTTACCTTGGAAAGACTTTAATAAAAACATGGCTGTTTCTGTAGAGTATAATCTACAATACTAATGAAGAGCGTTTACAACTTTGTTGTAACACCTGTTGGACAAAGATACAACAACACTAAAAAAGTAGGTGACTCTGAGTTAATAATAAACACTGAAGTATTTAACCACCAACACGTAAATCGTATAGCTAGAGTTATATCTACGCCTACAGTAGGTGAAACTGATATAAAGCCTGGCGATGAAGTTATAGTGCACCACAATGTCTTTAGACGATGGCACGACGTAAAAGGTAGAGAAAGAAACAGTAAGGCTTACTTTAACGAAGACACGTATCTAATATCTACAGATCAAATATTTCTATATAAAAATAAAAACAAATGGCAAGCGCCTAATGGTTATTGCTTTGTTAAGCCTGTCAAAGCTGTTGATCAGTTTAATACTGATTCAGAAAGACCTTTAGTTGGTATCGTAAAGTATTCTGATAAAACTGTAGACGTAGGTGATTTAGTTGGTTTTAGACCAAGCAGCGAATATGAGTTTGTTGTTGAAGGCGAAAGACTATATAGAATACTGTCAAACTTTATTACAATTAAATATGAATATCAAGGAGACGAAGAAGAGTATAATCCAAGCTGGGCATAGGGCAGTTGAAGAACTTATAAAAGTTGCAAAAGAAGCTATTGTTGACGGTGATGATGATATTACCGCGGATAGACTTAAAAATGCTGCTGCTACAAAAAAGCTAGCTATATTTGATGCTTTTGAAATACTTAACCGCATACAAGAAGAAGAAGCTTTACTAGAGGGTAAAGTTATTGAAAAGAAAGAAAAAGTTTTTAAAGGCTTTGCCGAAGGTAGATCTAAATAATGTACGAACAGACTTTATTCAAAATAGTAGAGCCAATAAAAAAGACTACAATAAGTAGACTCAACAAAGGCAAGAAGTGGGAGTATGGCTACAATAAGGAGCATGATATTGTTGTGCTTTCTAACAGCGGTCAAATTGGCGAAATATATGAAATAGAAAACCTTCATATAGCTTTGCCTAAAGTTCCTAAAGAAGTATATAGTAATGAAGATAAAAAGTGGAAGCAACTTGAAAAGCCTAAAGCACTTGATAAGATTAAAACAATATTTGACTGGAAGGCGTATCCGGAAGATCAAAAAGAACAATGGCACGACTACATCGACCGAGAGTTTGATAGGCGTAGCAGTGGTTTTTGGTTTAATAATAATGGAACGCCTACGTTCATAACAGGTACACACTATATGTATCTTCAGTGGAGCAAGATAGACGTTGGTGCTCCTGACTTTCGCGAAGCAAATAGATTATTTTTTATATTTTGGGAAGCTTGTAAAGCTGATAAACGATGCTACGGCATGTGTTACCTTAAGAATAGGCGTTCTGGCTTTTCTTTTATGAGTTCAGCTGAGACCGTTAATTTAGCTACAATATCAAGTGATAGTAGATATGGGATACTATCTAAAAGCGGTTCCGATGCAAAGAAGATGTTTACTGATAAGGTTGTACCTATATCTATAAACTATCCTTTTTTCTTCAAGCCAATACAAGATGGTATGGACAGACCTAAATCTGAGCTAGCGTATCGTGTACCAGCGAGTAAGTTTACTCGTAAAAAAATAGAGATAAACGAAAGGTTAGAAGAAATAAAAGGTCTAGACACTACGATTGACTGGAAGAACACTGGTGATAACAGTTATGATGGTGAAAAACTTTCTTTGCTTGTGCACGACGAAAGCGGTAAGTGGGAAAGACCTGATAACATACTTAACAACTGGCGAGTTACAAAGACATGCTTAAGGTTAGGTGCTAGAATAGTTGGCAAGTGTATGATGGGATCAACATCAAATGCTTTAGATAAAGGAGGAGATAATTTTAAAAAACTGTATAATGATTCAGATGTCACTTCTAGAAACCGCAATGGACAAACAAAGTCTGGTTTATATTCTTTGTTTATCCCAATGGAATGGAACTATGAGGGATTTATTGATGAGTTTGGACAACCAGTATTTAATAACCCAGATCATGATGTATACGGACCCGACGGTGAACTGATTGATATAGGTATCATTGAGCACTGGGAGAACGAAGCTGAAGGATTAAAAGGAGATCAAGATGGTTTAAACGAATTTTATCGTCAGTTTCCTAGAACAACAGAACACGCTTTCAGAGATGAAGCGAAAAACAGTATATTTAATTTAGTTAAAATATACGAACAAATAGATTATAATGAAGGGATAAGAAATAGCTCTGCAGTTAATACGGGTAATTTTCAATGGGAGAGTGGTGTTAAGGATTCTAAGGTAGTTTTCTATCCTGATCCAAAAGGAAGATTCAATATTAGTTGGACGCCACCTCACAACCTTCAGAATAAAGTAATAACAAAGAACGGAGTTAAATATCCAGGTAATGAGCACATGGGTGCATTTGGATGTGATAGCTACGATATTAGTGGGACAGTTGATGGTAGAGGATCTAAAGGTGCTTTGCACGGCTTGACTAAGTTTAGCATGGAAGATGCGCCACCTAATCATATGTTCTTAGAGTATATTGCAAGACCACAAACCGCTGAAATATTTTTTGAAGACGTATTAATGGCATTAGTGTTTTACGGTATGCCAATACTAGCAGAAAATAATAAGCCTAGATTACTTTACTATTTAAAACGTAGAGGTTATAGAGGCTTTAGCATGAATAGACCTGACAAAGTTTGGAATAAATTATCTGTTGCAGAAAAAGAAGTTGGTGGTATACCAAACTCTAGTGAAGATATAAAGCAAGCCCACGCAGCTGCTATAGAGATGTATATACAAAATCACGTTGGTCACTTAGGTGACGGCAATTATGGTAACGTATATTTTAACCAAACGCTAAACGAGTGGAGTAGGTTTGATATTAATAAACGAACGAAATTTGATGCTGCGATAAGTTCAGGGCTAGCTATTATGGCTTGCAATAGACATTTATATAGACCAAACGCTGAAGTACAAAGACCAAAATTAAACATAAACATATCACGGTATACAAACACTGGTGGTGCATCTAAAATAATAAAATAAAAATATGGCAGAGTCTGTTATAAAGAGTTATTTTCCAAGTCAAACTGTAAGCGATGCTGAAAAGCTAAGCTACGACTACGGCTTAAAAGTCGGTAAAGCTATAGAGCAAGAGTGGTTTTACTCTGACAAAACGTCTAATAAATATAGAAACAACAGCAACGACTTTCACAGGTTAAGATTGTACGCAAGAGGAGAGCAGTCTATACAAAAATACAAAGATGAATTATCTATTAATGGTGATTTATCTTATTTAAACTTAGACTGGAGCCCTGTACCTGTTATACCAAAGTTTGTAGATATTGTTGTTAATGGTATCGCTGAAAGAACTTACGACATTAAAGCTTACTCGCAGTCTCAAAACGGAGTAGATAAAAGAACAAAGTACATGGAGCAGATAATGTCTGACATGGATTTTAAAGATTTTAATGATACTATCTCAGCTAACTTTGGTATTGATTTAACAGAAAGCGAAGAAAAAATATTACCTCAAACAATGGAAGAGTTACAGTTGCACATGCAGCTGAACTACAAGCAAGCAGTAGAGCTAGCAGAAGAGCAAGCTTTAAATGTATTGTTTGATGGAAATAAATATGAATTAATAAAAAAGAGATTCTACTACGATTTAACTGTTTTAGGTATTGGTGCTGTTAAAAATGGATTTACAACATCAGAAGGAATAACTTTAGATTATGTTGACCCTGCGAATCTAGTTTATTCTTACACTGACTCACCTTATTTTGATGACATATATTACGTTGGAGAAGTTAAGTCTATACCTATAAACGAATTAGCAAAGCAATTTCCACACCTTAACGCTGAAGACTTACAAGAGATAAGATCTAGCTCTTCTTACAATAAAAACAATAATAACAGTAGATATTCTACTGATAAAGAAGACCAAAACAAAATTCAAGTACTTTACTTTCACTATAAGACTTATATGAACGAAGTCTATAAAGTTAAAGAAACTGGAACTGGTGCAGATAAGTTGATTGAGAAAGACGACACTTTTAATCCACCAAGCGACGCGCAGGATTATTCTAAGCTTCAAAGATCTATAGAAACACTGTACGATGGAGCTATGATATTAGGCACGAGCAAGCTTATAAAGTGGGAAATGTCTAAAAACATGATGAGGCCAAAAAGTGACTTTACTAAAGTTAAAATGCCTTATTCTATTGTAGCACCTAGGATGTATAATGGTAAAATTGAGTCGCTGGTAAAAAGGATAACCGGTTTTGCTGACATGATTCAGCTTACACATCTAAAGCTACAGCAAGTAATGTCAAGGCTAGTTCCAGATGGAGTTTACCTTGATGCTGATGGTTTAGCTGAGATAGATTTAGGCAATGGAACAAATTACAACCCGCAAGAAGCTTTAAATATGTTCTTCCAAACAGGTTCTGTTATTGGTAGATCTTTTACTTCAGAAGGTGATATGAATCCAGGTAAAGTGCCTATTCAAGAAATATCTAGCGGATCTGGCGGCGCTAAAATGCAAAGTTTAATTGGCACGTACAACTATTACATGCAAATGATTAGAGATGTAACTGGCTTAAATGAAGCTAGAGACGGATCAACGCCTGATAAAAATGCTTTGGTTGGCGTACAGAAGCTAGCTGCAGCAAACTCAAATACTGCTACTAGACACATATTACAGTCTGGATTATTTTTAACAGCTGAAATGGCAGAGTGCATGTCGCTTAGAATATCTGATGTATTAGAATATTCTCCTACTAAAAACGCCTTTATCCAAGCTATTGGATCTCACAACGTAGCTACGCTAGAAGAAATGTCTGAGCTACATTTGTATGACTTTGGTATATTCATAGAGTTATCTCCAGATGAAGAGCAAAAGCAATTACTTGAGAACAATATTCAAATGGCTCTACAACAAAAAAGCATAGAGCTTGAAGATGCTATTGATCTTAGAGAAATAAGAAACATCAAGCTTGCTAATCAACTGTTAAAAATACGTAGAAAGAAAAAGCAAGAAGCAGATAGAGCTATGCAGTTAGAAAATATTCAAGCGCAAGCGCAGTCTAACACTCAAGCAGCTCAAGCCGCTGCTCAACTTGAAGTTCAAAAAGATCAATCATTGAATCAAAACAAGATGCAGTTAGAGCAAATGAAAGCTCAGCTTGATGCTCAAAAAATGCAACAAGAGCTTGCTGCTAAAAAAGAATTAATGGGAATAGAGTTTCAGTACAATATGCAGTTACGATCTGCTGAAACACAAAATGCAAAATCAAAAGAAAAAGAAAAAGAAGATCGTAAGGACGAAAGAACTAAAATACAAGCTACACAGCAATCAGAACTTATAGATCAAAGAAAGAGTGGAAAAGCACCTAAAAACTTTGAGTCTGCAGGTAATGATACTATGAGTGGAAGTTTTGATTTAGGTGGTTTTGATCCTAGATAAAATTTATTAACTATTATTATATTATATTATGCAAGAAGAATTAGAAAATGTTGAGGAAACTCAACAAGTCGAAGAGACACCACAAGCAGAAGAAACAACTGATGTTGTTGATGAAAGTAAGTTTCAAAGCGCTGGAGATGATTCAGTAATTAAAATAGACTTAAACAAACCAGTAGAAGAACCTGTAGAGGAAACAGTAGAAGAACAAGAGGTAGAAGTTGTAGCTGAAGAAACTACAGAAGAAGTAGTTGAAGCAGAGACGCCAGTTATCGAGGAAGTAATTGAAGAGATAACTGACGAAAAAATAGAAGAAGTTGAAGAACAGATTGAAGAAGCTGTTGCTGAGGCTGAAGCTACTGGCAAACCTTTACCTGAAAATATTCAGAAGTTAGTTGACTTCATGGAAGAGACTGGCGGAGATATAAACGACTACGCTAGATTAAACCAAGACTATAGCCAAATGAGTAATAATCAGGCTTTAGAAGAATATTACAAGTTAACTAAACCTCATTTAGACGCAGAAGAAAGAGCATTTTTAATGGATGAAAACTTTTCTTTTGATGAGGATGTAGATGACGAAAGAGACATTAGAAAAAAGAAAATCGCTTTAAAAGAGCAAGTTGCTGAAGCGAAAGCCTACTTAGACGGGCAAAAGTCTAAATATTACGAAGAGATCAAGGCTGGATCAAAACTCACGAGTGAGCAACAAAAAGCTGTAGATTTTTTCAACCGATACAACAAGGAATCGGAAGCGAATGAAAGCAGAATTAAAAACGAACAATCTACTTTCTTAAAAAAGACTGAATCAGTTTTTAACGACAAGTTCAAAGGTTTTGAATATAACGTCGGAGATAAAAAGTATAGAGTGAACGTTAAAGAAGCTGGAAAAGTAAAAGATACTCAAAGCGACATTAACAACTTTGTCAAGAAGTTTTTGAACAAAGATGGAACGATGTCAGATGCTAAAGGTTATCACAAAGCTTTATACTCAGCCATGAATTCTGATGCTATTGCTAATCACTTTTACGAACAAGGCAAAGCTGACGCGTTGAAAAACAGTGTCGCTAAAGCTAAGAACGTAGATATGTCACCAAGACAATCTCACAAAGAGTTTGAAGCTGGTGGTATGAAATTTAAAGTGCTAGGCGATAATTCTTCTGATTTTAAGTTTAAAATTAACAAAGGAGGAAAATAGTTTTCCTTCATAACTTTAAAACATATTTATTATGGCAATTACAAATGGAGCGTTGCTAAACAAAGTGCCTTCGGCGCAGCAGCAAACGCTATCTTCTAACTACATTGACTTCGCAGGAGGTTCAACTGGTTGGGAACAACAATATTTACCAGATCTTATGGAGTCTGAAGCTGAGGTTTTTGGAAACAGAACTATCTCAGGATTTCTTTCTCAAGTAGGAGCTGAAGAGGCAATGACAGCTGATCAAGTTGTATGGTCTGAACAATCAAGATTACACTTATCTTACGTAGGTACAGTAGCTACTGCTGGTGATACTAGTGGAACGTTTACAGTTGTAACTGACATCGACGGTTCTGCTGACGGTGAAAACGGATTTGCTGTAGCTAATCACGGTGTACGTGTTAACGACGTTGTGCTTATCGCTACTGCTGGTATCGTTACTAAATGTTTAGTAGTAGCAACTCCAGCTACGGCTGTTGTTACAGTTGAGCCTTATGATAAAGCTACTTTAGCTGGTCACGCTACAACTGGTAGTGGATCTGTATTATTAGTTGTAGGTTCTGAGTACGGTAAAGGTGCTGCTTATGCTTCTATTGCTGGTACTGCTGAAGCTCAAAAAAGAACTGCTTTAACACCAACTTTCAAGTCTTACAGCAACAAACCAATTATCATGAAAGACTACTACGAGATCTCTGGATCTGACGCGTCTCAAATTGGTTGGGTTGAAGTTTCTGGTGAAGAAGGTCAGTCAGGTTACTTATGGTACCTAAAAGCTGAAGGTGATACTAGAGCTCGTTTTACTGACTACTTAGAAATGCAAATGCTAGAAGCTGAAAAAACACTTGCTGCATCAATCATTGGTTTCAACGGAAGTATTGCTCGCGATGCTACTGATACTGGCGCTGGTGGTTCTGGTACTGAAGGTTTATTCGCTGCTATTGAGTCTAGAGGTAATGTTACTTCTGGTGTTACTGGTGTTAACGCTGCTACTGATTTAGCTGAGTTTGACGCTATTTTAGCAGAGTTTGATAAGCAAGGTGCTATTGAAGAAAACATGATGTTTGTAAATAGAGCTACGTCTCTAGCTATTGATGACATGTTAGCTTCTATGAATTCTTACGGAGCTGGTGGTACATCTTACGGTGTATTTGACAACTCTGAAGATATGGCATTAAACTTAGGTTTCTCTGGATTCCGTAGAGGATCTTACGACTTCTATAAGTCTGACATGAGATACTTAAACGATAAGGCTACAAGAGGTGAGATTAACCGTGTAGCTGGATCTGCTGCTATCCGTGGAGTTATTATACCAGCTGGTGTATCTTCGGTTTACGATCAAGCTTTAGGAAAGAACATGAAACGTCCTTTCTTACACGTTCGTTACCGTGCTTCTGCAACTGACAACAGAAAGATGAAGACTTGGACTACTGGTTCAGTTGGAGCTTCAACTTCTGCTTTAGATGCAATGCAAATTCACTACTTATCAGAAAGATGTTTAGTTACTCAAGGTGCTAACAACTTTATGTTAATGAAGTAAGCAATATTATTAGGTCGAGGGCTTCGGTCCTCGATCTTTTTTTTATTAATTTTTATTATATTATATTATGGCTAAAAAGCAAACCGCGGCAAAAGCTGCACCAGTACAAGAGGTAGAGCCTCAAGTACAAGCAACTAATGAAAATACAGAAGTTGTTATTGAAAAACCAAAAAGAAAAGAAAAAGAGTATAAAACTCTAGAAGACGGTTGGGAGATAAAAGATAGAATCTATAAGTTAAAAGGTAATAAGAAACCTTTATCAAGATCTATCAGATCTGCAAATATTCATTGGTTTGATGAAGAAAAAGGATACGAAAGAGAACTTAAATATTGTCAAAACCAAAGAACAGTGTTTGTAGACGAAATGAAAGGAGATCAAAGACTAGAACACATTGTGTTTAGAAACGGTATGGTTATTATACCTAAAGAAAAAACTGTTTTACAAAAGCTACTTTCTTTATATCATCCAGATAGAGACGTCATGTTTTACGAAGAAAAGCCGGTTGCCAATGCAATAGGCGAGATTGCTTGGTTAGAGATGGAAATAGAAGCTTTAAATGCAGCGCAATCTATTGACATTGATATGGCTGAAGCTATCATGAGAGTAGAAGTTGGGTCTAAAGTATCAGACATGAGTTCTAAGGAACTTAGAAGAGATTTACTATTATATGCTAAGAGAAACCCAGAGTTATTCTTAGAGTTAGTGAATGATGAAAACGTAGTTCTTAGAAACTTTGGTATTAGAGCTACTGAAATGGGAATTATAAAGTTATCTGCAGATCAAAGAACTTTTAATTGGGGTTCTAACGATAGAAAACTATGTACGGTTCCATTTGACGAACACCCTTATTCAGCTTTAGCCGCTTGGTTTAAAACTGACGAAGGTATGGAGATTTACTCCAATATTGAAAAGCGTTTTAACGCGTAACTATCCTATAGTAGAGCAGCCACTCTTCGGGGTGGTTGCTTAACTATAAAAAAACATACAATGGCAATAAGTGTAGACACAGTATATCAAACAGTTTTAGCGCTAGCTAATAAAGAACAAAGAGGTTATATCACTCCACAAGAGTTTAACTTATTTGCCGACCAAGCTCAGATGGAAATATTTAATCAATATTTTTACGATTTAAACAGAGCTATAAGAATTCCTGGTAATCAATCAGACTATGCCGATGATAATGGTATACTACAAGACAAGATAAGCATTTTTATTAAAACAAGCACTTACAACGCAGGTGAAGATCAATTGTTGCCTGAAGACTTTTATAGAATGAGCTTAGTCACTGTAGACGGAAATACTGCTGAAAAAACTAGTAGAGAGCAACAGGAAATGTATAAGTCGCCGCTTACCACTCCTACTAAGTCTAGACCTATATTTTATGTTATGGGAAATGGATTTAGCGTTAAGCCTAGTGCCGACACTCAAACTAGAATATCATATATAAGAAAGCCAAAGAGCCCTAAGTGGACTTACGTAATAATAAACGAAAAAGCTCTGTGGAATCCTGACGCTGCTGACAAACAAGACTTTGAGTTGAATCCAGAAGAACAATCAAACCTAGTGGTCAAAATACTTAAACTTGCTGGAGTTTCTATAGAAGATTATAACTTAGCTCAATCTGCTGGTCAAGAAGAACTTAAAAATATTCAACAACAAAAATCATAGCTAAATGGGATTATTAGATAACGTTACGCAAGAAAGTTATTACGAAGGAAATAATTATGGCTCTTATCAATTTGTATCTCTTGAAGATATAATAACTCAATTCATGGCTGTTTATGTTGGTGATGAAAAAATAATAAATAAAATCAGTAGAACAGATGTAGCTTTTTGGGCACAAAGAGGTTTAGCAGAGTTGTCTTTTGACACGTTTAAATCTATAAAAGCGCAGCAAATAGATGTGCCACCTAGTTTAACTATGAGGCTACCTCAAGATTATGTTAACTACACGCAAATAAGCTATGTAGACTCATCTGGTATAAAGCATCCTATATATCCAACTAGCGACAGCTCTAATCCTTTTCAAATACAACAAGAAGAAGACGGATCTTATGTTTATCCTAAAGCTTTAGCGGATAGTTTTCTTTTAAACAAAAACAACGGCTGGACAAGAAATAATAAAGGAAACCTTGGTTTAATTGTAGGGCAAAACGATCTTATAGCTGGATTTGACACAGATGAACTAACTATAAGACATAGACCTACAAACTATGGCGTACTGGCTGGTCAAACAAATAGTTTTGTGACATATTGCTACAAAGAGCTTTCTACTACAGATGTTAGTTCTATATCTCTCTCTGCAAGTGCAACTACAGCTGCGGCTGGAGTTCAAGACGTCGCGCTATATGAGCATTCAAAAGGGTTTATGAATCCAATAACGCCAGGAAGTTACGCTACGCCACTTTCAACAGTAAGAGTAGGTCTTAGCACGCAGCCTCCATCAAGTGATCTTTATTTAAACGCAACAAAGCAATACGAAGCAAGTACAAATGCTGATCCAGACTATTTTGATGTTGGCTACTTAGAGTGGTCGGGGGCTGAGTCTGGCTTTAAAACTTCTGATCCTATTGATATATCTCAATACGAAACGGTTTACTTAACTATTATAGGTATTGCTGACTGGCAAGTAAACGACGCGGTTCCTAAAGGTATAAGTGAACAGCTAGAAGTTGCTTCTACTGTATCTGGTATTGCGTTGGAATCTACTGGCGAGATAGGTGCATTAGGATCTACTAATATTGAAGTTTCTTCTACTTTCACTAATTTTAAGTCTATAACTCCAGCTGAAAACTCAAATAATGATGACTATGAAGATGACATATACTGGCCAAACGAAGGTGAGAGATATGGTCTTGACCCACAAAGAGCACAAGTTAACGGATCTTTTTATATAGATAATAGACTCGGTAAAATTAATTTTAGCTCTAACATTTCTGGAAAAACTGTAATATTAGATTACATAAGTGATAGCCTTGGAACTGACGGTGAAATGCAAGTTCATAAATTTGCAGAAGAAGCTATGTATAAATGGATTACATACGGAGTATTATCTACTAAATCTAATGTTCCTGAAATGATAGTTAGAAGAGCTAAGAAAGAAAAATTTGCATCTACTAGACAAGCTAAACTAAGGCTGTCAAATATTAAACTAAAAGAAATAACTCAGGTATTAAGAGGTAAGTCGAAACAAATAAAACACTAGTATATGCCAGAAATTAAAAACACTTTCACTCAAGGTAAAATGAACAAAGACCTTGACGAAAGATTGATTCCTAATGGACAGTATAGAGATGCGTTGAATATAGAAATTTCAACTTCAGAAGATTCTGATGCTGGCACAGTGCAAAACATACTAGGTAATGATACAGCTGGAACAATAGCTTTAGGTCAAGGATATAAGTGTGTTGGTAGCATTGCTGACGAAAAAAATAATAAGCTTTACTGGTTTGCTCACGGTATAAATAGAGATTTAATACTAGAGTACGACCACGAGACTAAGACATCTAAGTCTATACTTTCTGATCTTTATGGTTTTGATGTAGAGCCGTTTTTAAAATTTACAGGTAAAAAGATAACAGGTATAAATATCATTGATGATTTTTTATATTGGACAGATGGAGACAACGAGCCTAAGAAGGTAAACATTAAAACAGCTCCACATCAGTTTCACCCTGTAGATTCTTTTAGCCATCAGTCAAATCTATACGTAAACAATGTTGATTTAGGTTATTTAAAAGAAGAGCACATTACTGTTATTAAAAGAGCACCGCTTTACGCTCCTTTGCTAAAGGTAAACAAAACTCAGTCTAATGAAAAACCTATATTTGAAAAAACTTTTCCTAGATTTTGTCTTAGATACAAATACAGAGACGGAGAATACTCTCCGTTTGGTCCTTTTACAGATGTTGTTTTTTCACCAAACTTAAAAAACTATAACTCTAATACAGCGTATAACGTAGAAGAGTTATACAACACAGCTATGTCTAACGATATTGGTAGCATAGATGTAGTTGGTTTTGTTAGAGATGACATACCTAAAGACGTTATTGAGATAGACATATTGTACAAGCAAGAAGATTCTACTGTTATATACTCTGTGGCTAGTATAAATAAAACTGACAATGCTTGGAATACTATAGTAAATAGCAATGTTATTGACCAAGGAATTGCGCCAGCTGACACAAATTTAATAGATGTTAGAGGTAGCTACACAATATCTACAGAAAATATATACGCAGCTCTACCAGCAAATCAATTTTTAAGACCTTGGGATAACGTACCAAGAAAAGCTTTGTCTCAAGAAATAATTGGAAACAGACTTGTGTATGGTAATTATACTCAAGGTTATAATTTTTTAAATAAACCAAACTTAACAGGAGGTTTAGAAAAAAGAAAACATATTGGTTTTGACTTGACTAAAGGCCGTGAAATACTTCCATCTTTAAAGTCTGAAAGAGACTATCAGTTAGGAATAGTATATGGAGATAAGTACGGAAGAGAAACTCCTGTTTTCACTTCTGAAAATGCAAGCGTAAAAGCCGGGCGTTTTAACCCTAGCGTAGGACTTCTTGCTAGCAACGCAACTTCTTTAAGCGTTAGATTAGCTAACTTTGAAGGTTTTCCTGATTGGGTTGATTACTATAAGTTTTACGTAAAACAAACCTCTGGAGAATACTATAACTTAATAATGGACAGGGCTTATACGCCGGCTAAAACAACTGAGTTTGCGAACGAAGAAAACCATATTTGGATTTCTATACCTTCTTCAGATAGAAACAAAGTAGAAGAGCAAGATTATATTATTATGAAAAGAGCTATCGAAGGAGATAACTCAGATCAAATACAAAGCAATAACAGATATAAAGTTTTAGGCATCGCTAATGAAGCTCCAGAATCTATATCTTATGCTTTTCATAGTTTAGGTAGCGTAGAGAATACTGGTAATCAATTCACAGAAGTAGATGGTATATTTGAATCAGCTGACACTAGAATAGATAACGAAGGCCAACAAATAATAAATATAACTAAATCTGCGTGGACGAGTATAAGTAATAAAGGATCTCACTTACTACCACAGGGAGGAGAAAGCTTTAATATAGATAAAAGAAATTTGCACATGTCTTGGAAAGTAGCTGGAGGCACTAGCTCTTTAAGATACTCAATAACTAACGTTGAATTAACTGAAAACGGTATTTATGCATTAACTTTATCAAAGCCAATTACTTTAGAAGATGCTACTTTGGCTGATGGAGCAACAGATGCAACGCTTAAAGATGGTTTAATATTTACTATTGAAAGAAAAGATAAAGTAGACGGAGAAAATTTTTCTGGTAAGTTTTTTGTTAAACTACTACAAGATGAATTATTAAGTGAGCAGATTCTTACTAGCTCGTTAGATATAGATTTTGGAGACTTCGTGCTAGCATCAGCTCCTACCTACTATATGGCAGATAGCGCTAATTCTCAAGCAGACGCATCTAACAGTATAGCTAACTCTACTTCTACTGTTTATATAAGTAACTATATAGGTAACAATAACAACACAGAGCCTTCAGAAGTTCATGCTGGCGGCTCTTTAACAGACACTCACGCAGAGTGGGAAGCTTTAACGTATCAAAGCCAAGGTGTTACTAGAGGATTTTTTATTGACGCTATGCACATGGCGGCTAGTAATCCTAGTTCAACTAACTATGCTAAGTATTCTGGTCAAGGTTGGATAGGTGGTGCAGAAAGCGTGGTATATCCAGAAGTAGTATGGTCAGAACTTGTAAACAACCAAGATGAACAAGGTAATTATTGGGGTTGGAGAAGATTAGACGAACCATCAACAAACTTTCAGGACTTTGAATTTTATGCTATTCAAAACTCGTCCGTGCATCCTACTGTAGAATCTGGATACGAATACACTGGACAACAAATTATAAACGGACTAGAAGGTATAATATCTGCTCAAGAAATACATAGCGTAGGTGGTAGAAGATGGGCACAGGACACTATATACGGAACTAGACAATCAGATGAAACTTACGAATATGGAGGAAACTACATACACTTATCTTACTTAGCTCCAGGCGCTCCACTGCTACACGATGGAAACATACCTACAGACGTAACTATAAACGGAGAAAATGGAATAGCTAAATACTTGCAAGGTATTTGGGGAGGTGGTGTATTTTCTAACTCAGATGGATCAAGATTAGGTAATAGTAATCTTCAGTTTGTAGAAATGGAGTCTAATCCTAACAATGTAAGCAGTTCTGATGAAGATGATAATCCAGGAACTCCTAATCAAGATAATGGCTTTGGTTATGACAATAACTACTATAGCCAGCACAATGGCCAGTGGAATCCTACTTGGAATAACGGTAGTAGTTCTATAGATACTTTTATAGAAAATTTATCTGAAGGCAAAACTTTTAGGTTTGTAGGAGACTCTGACGCAACCGAATATACAATAATATCGCAAGTAAAAGAAAAGCACATATACAACCACACTTCTTGGAGAAATATGTATACTTACGATGGAGATGATTTAACTTTAAAAGGAGATCTTGATGACAATGACAGCCATAGTGTAGAGCGAGCTGTACTAGCATGGGCTAACACTGCTGATGTAAACGGTAATCCTGATAACGAAGGTAATGAGTTTAATGCTATGAAAACCGCATTACAAAACTTTGGTAATAGAAACAATAGAAGAACTTGTTATATAATACAAGTAGACATTAATCCTTTACAGCAATCGTACAATCCTATAGAAAGTGGTGCTACTAGTACACAAGGAGAAGGAGCTTTGCCAGACACTGACTCTCCGGTAACAATAGAGTTTATAACAGCTAATAATCAGGTGAATACTGGAGAAATAACTAAATCTCCAATAATATGGGAAGTAGAACCAAAAGATAACACTGAGTTAGATATTTATTACGAAGCTGGAGATGCAATACCTGTTAGATTAACAGAAAAAAATAGAAATGTTTTTGCACCTGAAGGCTGTAGAGTTGAAATTCCATTTGTTGCAGGTGGACAAGGTGTGTTTAGATATTTAAGAAGATGGAATAGCAACGAGCGTTTTGAAATAAGAGATATTGGTGGAGGAGACACAGGGTTTCCTGCAAACGTAGATTACGTTGGTCAACCTATTAGATTTTATAGAGAAAACGGAGGATACACTACCGGTGTTGTAACTAGAGCAATAACTTACACGGCAGACGACACTGTTGTAGGTGCTTTTGAAATAAATCCAGAAATAGATCCAACTAAACAAATGGGATTAAGTTGGTTTAATTGTTTTAATTTTGGAAATGGTATCGAATCAAATAGAATTAGAGACGACTTTAATACTATGCAAATTACTAATGGTGCTAAAGCTTCAGCTACATTAGAAGAACCTTATCAAGAAGAACAAAGAAAAAATGGATTAATATACTCTGGTATATACAACTCTAACTCTGCTACAAATAATCTTAATCAGTTTATCATGGCTGAAAAGATTACAAAAGACTTAAATCCTACCTACGGTAGTATTCAGAAGTTGTTTTCAAGAAGCACGGACTTAGTTGCTTTTTGTGAGGATAAAACTATAAAGATAATAGCTAATAAAGACGCGTTGTTTAATGCTGATGGTAATCCTCAATTAATATCATCTTCAAATGTTCTTGGTCAGGCTGTTCCGTTTTCAGGAGATTACGGTATATCTAAAAACCCAGAGTCTTTTGCTTCTGAATCATACAGAGCTTATTTTACAGACAAACAAAGAGGCGCGGTGCTAAGGTTATCTATGGATGGTTTAACACCTATATCAGACGCTGGTATGCACGATTACTTTAGAGATGCTTTACAGGACTTTGATATAGAGTGTATAGGTACTTATGATGCGTATAAGAAGCAGTACAACTTAACTATTGCCGAAACATATAAATCAAACTTAATTAAAAACTCTTTTGTTGACAGCGGCAGTGCTTTGGTAAGTATTTCAGATGGTCCAGAATTATCTTTAAATACAGATTTAAGCGGTGGAGAGAATTATGAAATAGCAGAATTTCCTACTACAAGTAACTACAGACAAGCAGCTTACGGCGGTGCTGCTGCCATGCCTATTAAGAATAGAAGTCTTAGTCATAAAATAAAAATAAAACATCACAAAGCTGTTAGCAGTTCTTATACTGAAGATGGAAGTGTTCAACCTGCTTTTGCTGAAATAGAGTATTACTTTGAAGACGAGTATGCATGGACAACTCCAAATTCTGATAGAGTAAATTTTTGGTGGGCTGCCGAACAAGAGTATGGTCCACAGAATCCAGCTACCCAAGGTCCTGTTACAGGTGATCAAGGCGCTAATTGGTATATAAATCCTGGAACAAATCCTTTGGCTGAGAGCTTATACGATGCTAATGCTGGTGTGCAAGTAGAAGGTGAGTACTACAGAGAGGAAATTTTAGACTTCAACGGTAAAACTAAATTTGAGTATATAGGCGCTAGCAGTGCATATGCTAATATTGACTTAGGCGATAATGGCTATGAGCAAGGCGAGTGGTATATGGTAGACATATATATTGATCCAAATGATCAAGATGAAAATCAAGTAGATCCAATAATAAGATCTGTACTTGGCTCTAGTGCTGCAATAGATCAAGCTAGACTAAATAATAGTAATCACAACTCAGGTGATGAAAACTATCCAGAATTTTCTTTTGGTAGAGTAACCGGTAGCAACGCATTAGATTCTATTAAAGGCATGAGAATGCAGGCTATTAGTGATAGTCAGTATAGATGTATATTTAAGTACGAAGGTGATGCTGATGAATTTAAAGTTCAAGTTTACAATGGAACGCTTGTTGTAAACACAATAGAAATGTACAAAATTAGCCCAGGAGCTTCTATGACA